ATCACGATGCGGAGATCTTCTCCGGCATCATTTTGAAGGTGGGGCAGGACGGCTCCGTCACCGCCAATGACCCGGGCTGGCATCTGACCAAGAGCCAGATCATCCTGCAATGCAGCAATGCTCCCGCCAGCGACGCCGTGGCCCGGATGTGCGCCAAGGCGGGCATCCCGGTCGGAACGCTGGACCTGCCGCCCACCCGGATATCAAAGGTCTGGTGGGGCGACACACCGGAGACCATTCTGGCGGACATTCTGTCCATCTGCTCCGCCGAGACCGGGAAAACGTACCGGCGGAGGGTGCGCGGCGGCCGTCTGACGGTGACGCCGCTGCCGACGGCGCCCATTACACTGTATCACCGGCCGGCGGACAATCTGCGGGCTTTTGACGTATCCTTGGCCAAGGGCGGCATCTCCGGCAGCGACAGCATGGAGGATCTTGTCAACAGTGTCATCCTGACGGACGGAAGCGGCGACGGTGGGCAGGTCCTGGGCCGGGCCTACAATGCCGCCAGCATCGCCAAATACGGCCTCTTGCAGACGGTGGAGAGTCTGAGCGGCGACGAGAACACCGCACAGGCCCGCCAGCGCATCCAGAATCTGCTGGCGGAAAAGGACCGCATCACCAAGGAGCGGACCATTGACGACCTGTTTGGGACCGACGAATGCGAGAGCGGCGTGCTGGCTAATTTCGTGGAAAACCGCTATGACGTGATAGGACCGCTGCGGATCACCGGCGTGACCCACAGGTACGGTTCTCCGCACATGATGAGCGTGACCGTGGAGATGACGGAGCCCCGGGCTGCCGGCGGCAGCGACACCATCCAGGTGTAAGGAGGAGGCCATGGGAGCATGGGATTACGAGCTTGCCAGAAAGCTCAAGCGTCAAACATCAGCTGCGGCCACAACACCATCCATCCTGGAAGGCGTCGTGGCCCGTGTAAGCCCGCTGACGGTGTCCCTTTGTGGTGGGGAGGTCATGGCACCTCCCTTGCCTCTGAATGCCGTGGTGGGCGCCCAGGGGCTGTACAGGGACGCGGAAAGCGGGCACCTGTATCTGGATACCTGGAAGACAGGAGACCGCGTATGCTGCGCCATTATGGGCGGCACGGTGGTCATCCTTGGCCGCCTTGGCGGCACAAACTGGACCATCCCTGAGAGGTGACGTATGGAATACACCATGTTTCCGGCCATCCCGTCCACCGTCCCGGCGCAGGCCGCCGAGGACATTGGACGGGCGCCGGCATTTGATCCGGAGACAAACACGTTTTTGACTAAAGACGGCGCCCTGGTGGAGCGGAGCGGCCGGGAAGCTGTGCGGCAGTGGATCGATTTGATGCTGCGCCAGCAAATCGACCGGGTTCCCATCTACCGGACGGAGAGCGAGGCCAAAATCGGCGTGGACCATGACCTCATCGGCAGCAAGCTGCCAACAGGCCTCCAAAACGCCGAGGTAGAGCGCCAGATCCGTGAGACCATGAGCTACTGCCCTGCTATCCGCGCCGTGCAGGACTTTTCCATGTCCCGTCGGGGACGGGCCTGCCACGTTGCATTTACCGCCGTGCTGTATACCGGCGAGACTTTGGAGGTGAGCGCGAATGTCTGATATTTTGGACGCCATGCTGGCAGCCATGCCGGACAGCTACCAGAAGACCGTTGGATTTCCCACCTATGACCTGCTGGCGGCCGCGGCGCTGCGCCTGGCGGAGACGGAGGGGGCGCTTGAGACCGCGAAAACAAAGCTGGACCCGGCCAACCTCACCGGTGCGGAGCTGGACGCCTACATTGAGCCACGCACAGGCCAGGCCCGGAACCCGGCCACCTACGCCGTGGGCGTGCTCCAGGTGACCGGTACAGGGACTATCAACGCCGGAGACCTGTTTGAAAGCGGCGGCGGCATCCAGTTCGCGGCCACGGAAACCGTGACTATCTCCGGCAGCGGCGCGGTAAATATCCAATGCACGCAGCCAGGTACCATTGGGAATCTGCCTGCCGGCAGCATCACCATGATGCCTGTCCAGCTTGCCGGCATCGTCAGCGTGTCCAATTCGGACACCACCCATGACGGCTATGACCAGGAAAGCGACGCAGCGTATTACAGCCGCTTCCTCCTGCGGGTCCAGACACCGCCCACCTCCGGAAACGTCTACCACTATATGAGCTGGGCGCTGGAGATCTCCGGCGTCGGCGCAGTACAGGTCTATCCCTTGGGCCACGGCGCCAACAGCGTGGATGTGGTGCTTATCGATGACGCCGGAAAGCCCGCCAGCAGTACGCTGGTGGACGCGGTGCAGGCGCATATCGACCCCGGCAGCGAGGGTCTGGGCGAAGGAGAGGCCCCCATCGGAGCCTACTGCTATGTCAGCGCCGCCACAGTGGTAAGTGTAAATTTGTCTCTGACCGTCAAAACAACCCAGGGCGCATCGCAGAGCGATGTAACGCAGGCCATCAAGGACGCGGTGAGCGCATATCTGGCATCCATCGCATTCCGCCAGAACTACGTTTCCGTGGCGCAGATATCCTTGGCTATCCTCAGCGCCCAGGGTGTGCTGGATTACGAAAACCTGCTGGTCAATGGCGCTGCGGCCAATATCGCGATTCTGGACCGGCAGGTGGCTGTTTTGGGGGAGGTGACCATCTCGTATGCTTCATAATCTTCCCCAGCAATACCGGAAAGACCCCTGGGTTTTGGCCCTGGTCCATGCCATCAGCTCGCCCATGGAGCAGATGGACAGCGATGCCGCGTCCATCGTGGATCAAATGAGTTTGGATAAAGTGACATGGAATTTGCCTGTTGAAGAACGGGTAGCCGGCATTATACCGGCGCCCGGGGCTGCGCAGGAAGACCGAAGAAGCACGCTGAAAGGCAAATGGCGCTCCGGTGAGAAAGTGTCCCTTGCCACCCTCCAGTCCGTGGCCGGCTCCTGGAACAAGGGCCAAATCAATGTGGCCTTCACCTCCGGTCACATTGTGGTGACATTTGCGGATACGCTTGGCATTCCGGAAGGCCTGGATGGCTTGAAAGCCGCGCTCCGGGATTTCGTGCCGGCGCACCTGCAAATTGACTACATCATCAAGTACAACACTTGGACCAGTGTTGCCGCGAAGACCTGGGGTGATATGGCTGGCTATACCTGGGCCACAGCAAAGGAGAGTGAGATCGCGTGAAAACAACCACAAATTTAGGATTCAACAAGCCGGAAGCCAGCGATTATATTAGCCCTGATGCGTTTAACGAAAACTTTGAAAAGCTGGATGAGCTGCTGCCACAAAAAGCGGCTCTCGACCCCGATACAAATAAACTGAAGGCAGAGCAGTTTCCGGACGCCGCCCTCAGTGGATCGCCTGAAAAAGAGACGCTCGCGGACGCGGACAGCGTTGTCATTGTAGACAGCGCGGCCGGAGGTGCAAAAAAGCGTGTGCTCTGGAGTAAAATCAGGGCACTGTTTGCCTCGGCGAAGCACGCCGGCCAGCACGCAAGCACTGGCAGTGACCCTTTGACGCCATCTGCTATCGGCGCCCTCTCAACAGATGGCGGCACCGTAACGGGGCCTGTTACTGTATCGCATGCCTCAACCCCGGACATAAACCTGAAAAATACAGGCAGCAGCTCCAGCACAAAACTCAGAAATTCCGCCCACAAGACGCAGATCATGGGGATGCAATCCGATGCAAATTATAGAGCCCTAGTCCTCAACGATGCTGCTGTAACAACGAGCCTGAGCAATATCCTCCAATTGCTTCTGGTTGAGGGCGGCGTGCAGAAAGCCATCTATAATCTATACCACACAGGCAATAAACCGACTGCGGACGATGTTGGAGCGGCTAAGATCGTTTCTGGCTCTTATGTTGGCACTGGTACCTATGGGGCCGATAATCAGACAGTAATTACTTGCGGTTTCAAGCCTAAGCTCGTCATGGTCTTTGGAGACTATGTTGACAGCAACAGATATACTGGCGATATCGGCATTTTTTGGGGTAATTCCGGATTTTTGATTTCTGGAGGCTCAATTTACGGATACAATTATTTTACAGGCCGAAACGAGGCCGGGATTGAGTTTACGGATACAGGATTAAGCCTGTATTCGACCGGTTCCGATTATAAACAACTTAACAAAGCATCTAAGACATTTGATTGGATTGCCGTTGGGTAAGGAGGATGTATGAGGATTGTTGAAATCAAGGCAGCCGCCAACGGGTCCCACCGAAACGCAATGCGTGACAGTTTTGATACGATCCCGGACGGTTGGGCCATTGTTGCGGATGATACGGTCATCCCACAGACCTTTCCATTTGTCATTGTCACGCTTACAGATGACGGAAAAGCCGCACTTGCGCCTGATCAAGACGCCTATGACGCAGCTATGTCGGCAAAAAGCGACGAGGATGGCGGCGCAGATGTCCCGAGTGACGCGTCTTTCGAGGCCCGCCTCACGGCGCTGGAAGCGGAAGCGGAGCAGGCCAAGGCGGACCGGGAGGCCCTGAACATCCTGCTTGGAGGTGCAGAATGATCGTTTTTAACAACTGGACGCTGACCGTCACCGGCCTGATCGCCAGACAGTATGACAACCTGTCCCGGCGCATCGACGTGGAAGGAGACCTTCCGGCGGGCTATACCTGGCAGCTGCTGGTGCAGTCTGGCGGCAACGCGGATACCATCTTGTTGGAAGACACGGAAACTGGCGCAGGCGCTCTGCTGACGGCGGACAACCTCTCCAGGGCCGGGGAGTACTACATCCAGCTGCGGGGCGTCTTGAAGGCTGACGGCGTCACCAAGCGTCACACCAACGTGGTGAGCGCCTACATCCCGGAGAGCTTGACGGGCCTTGGAACCTGGCCGGAGGTGCCTACGGAGTTCGCCCAGGTGGAGGCCCGCATCCTGGAGCTGTACCGGCATCCGCCTGTGCCCGGAAGCAACGGCTGCTGGCTGGTGTGGGACGCGGACAGGGACGAGTATGTGGAGAGCCAGCTGGCTCTGCCGGATGTGTCCGTGGGCCCGCAAGGTCCCAAAGGCGACAAGGGCGACAAGGGTGACCCCGGTCCGCAAGGCCCACAAGGCATCCAAGGCCCGGAGGGACCGCAGGGGCCAAAGGGTGATACCGGCGACACCGGAGAGGCAGGCCCAGCAGGTCCCCAGGGGCCGAAAGGAGACACCGGTGAGCAGGGACCCAAGGGAGATACCGGAGACACAGGCCCCCAGGGGCCGGAAGGTCCACAGGGTCCCGCCGGTCCCCAGGGCGAGCAGGGACCGAAGGGCGACCCGGGCGCTACCTATACGCTTCCCATTGCCAGTTCCTCGCAGCTTGGCGGCGTGCAGCCGGTAGCCAAGACAGAAGCCATGACCCAGAGCGTCGGAGTGGATGAAGCCGGTGCGCTGTGGGCACCGCCGGGGAGCGGGGGAACAGCAGAACGTGAGTGGACTATGCTTGGCGAGATTGATATATCTGTTGTTGGTGGCGGTAATATTGAGCTTACTGACTTGGATAACTTTACAGAATTTTACGCAACTTGGGAAGCCGTTATAAATGAATCAACAACCGCCAGTGGATATGGTTTAAAAATCAATGACATCGATATTGCTGCGTCGGCAATCCCAATTCAAAAGACCGGGGCATCTGCATCCTATGGATGGACGATTGCAAGATATAATGGCATGGCATGGGAAATCCAAAGAAGTGCCGGATCTATTGCGGAGAATAATGTTGCTTTACACAGTGCTAATTGCTATTTCCCATATAATCTTATCCTTGATGTTGGCAAGGCAACGAAATTTAAACTTTCCGCACCTCTTCTGACATATCAAGCAGTATCTGGAATCATAACGATTTACGGGAGGTAATTTGCTGTGAACAAATGGCTTAATGGCAATATCGTGGAAATGACCCCCGAAGAAATCGCCGCATGGGAGCAGTCCATTGCCTACACCCCCGCCCCGGAACCGACCACGGAGGAGCGGATTGCTGCGCTGGAGCAGGAGCTGGCGGCTGCAAAGATTTTGCTTGGATTGGAGGAGTGACCATGACATTGACGGAAAAGGCCCGCAAGATGCGGGCGGCAATGGAGACGGCGGCGGTAAGCCTGGACGACGCCACCGCCAGCACAGCACCGGAACTGTTCCCCCGGCTCAAAGGGGACGGCAGCCTCGTCAAGGCCGGCACCCGCATTTGCTGGGCCGGCAAGCTGAAGCGGGCCGCCGTGGACCTGTGGGACAACGCGGAAAACACCCCGGACGCCACCCCCACGCTGTGGGAGGACGTGCTCTACCGTGACGGCATCCGCATCATCCCGGAGACCATCACGGTCGGCCTGTCCTTCGCCAAGGGCGAGAAAGGCTGGTGGGGCGATGCACTGTATGCGTCCACCATCGACGCAAACGTCTACACCCCGGAGCAGTATCCCGCCGGGTGGGAGATCATCACTGGATAAGGAGTAGCTCCATGACAAACGAGGAGATGACGGAGCGCCTGGTGGAAGTCGAACAGCGCTCCAAATCCAACACCCACCGGCTGGACGCCGTCGAGAAGAACCAGGAGGCATTGAACAGCATCGCCACCTCCGTCGCGGTCATGGCGGAGCAGCAGAAAAATATTTCTGACAAGGTGGATACCATCGACGCGAAAGTGGACACGCTGGAGAGCAAGCCCGGCAAGCGGTGGGAAAGCCTGGTGGACAAGCTGCTGTTCGCCGTGGCCGGCGCCGTGCTGGCATGGCTGGCGGCGGGGGGGCCTGGCCTATGAGGCGCAAACGCTGGACCACCAGCAAGGTCATTGCCGTTGGCATCCTACTGGTGGACGCCGCCGCCACCTTCGCCGTGCTGGCCCTGTGCGCGTTGGCCATCCTGCGGGACTACGCCGGTGCGCTGCCGTACCTGACAACGCTCATCGGCGCGCTGCAGGCGGTGACCGGCGTAGTCCTGACGGCTTACTACGGCAAGAGCAAAGCGGAAAACACAAAGGGCGGCATCGTGTATGACGCCGCCCTGGGTGTGCCCAACTCGGACACGGATTTATGATGTTTTTGCAGACTTCCGCTTTTTTCGTTGCTCGCGCTCCTTCGCCCGGATGGGCTCCGGATCAGCAGCCCGCTGCGCCTTGCGCTTGGCGTTTTTCGCCGGGTAATAGGTTTCTTTGTGGTTCTGATTCCAGGCGCGAGAGGCAGGCCTGTCCACAGCCCTGACGGCCTCGTATGCGCAATCCGGGCAGTATTTCTGGCGGCCGGAATTGACTACATAGGGCTTTCCGCAAACCGTGCAGATGTCGGTGCTGCCAAGCTGCCTGTCAGGCCCTTTTGCTTTGTGCCTGCGGTTCTGCTCCCGCTGCCGCTCAGACCGGCAGGCCGGGCAATACCAGGCCCTCGGGCCGCCCTGGAATACCGCCCCGCACTGCCGGCAGGTGCGGTCTTTGACTACGACGGCCATCAGAGCAGCTCCCGCACATCCACGCCGAGGGCGTCCGCAATGGCAATCAGGTTCTTGGCAGCCATGTTGCCGGCTTCTCCGGTGCCGAGCTCCACGTTTTGGATGAGCCGGACATTGACACCGGATTCCTCGGACAGCTCCTTGATAGACATCTTGGCCATGCGGCGCTGCCACTCCAGGTTGGTGATGGCCTTGCCCCGGCAATCCCTGCCGTAGCTGACCAGGGAGCAGGCGGTGCAATCACCGTCTGCCCGCTGGCAGTCTCCGTACTTGCGTCTCACTTGACCACCTCAACAGTCTCCCAACCGTCCAGAGCGGCGGTGGTGCCCAGGTACTCAACGCGGACACGGCGAATCTCGCCGTGGTCCCCGCACTCGACGAAGCGGTAGCGATAGGTCTTGGTATCAACGGTGCCATACTGCAGGACCTTTTCACGGAACATCTTAGTCATATCTCTTTACCTCCTCCATTTTATCTGGCGGTGCAATCACCGCAGCAGTAGGTGTGGCAGCGGGGGCAGAGGCCGTTGACCTTGGCCGCGAAAGCCTTCCGGTAAGAGGGCTTGCTCTCCTCGGCGGCGGTCTCCTCGATGGCCTTGAGCTTGTAGCAGCGGGTCAGATAGGACTTGTACTCTTCGACGGTCTCCGCCAGCTTATCGCTTTCCCAGCACTTTTCGGCGGCGTTCCAGGAGGCGTACAGATCGGACTTGATGACGTCTTTCATGCCGTAGGTGCTGCCGGTGATCTTACCGGTCTCGGTGTCAAGGATGATCTCGTCTCTGTTCCGGCTCATCGTGTACTTCATGTTTTTGCCCTCCTGGGGTGTTACCCCTCTCTTGTTTACATGCTTATTATACGATAATATTATCATGTTGTCAATAGTAAAATGATAAAATTATCATATTATTTTTGAAAGGAGTATCTTATGGAACTTATGAAAAAGCGCCTCGCAAACCTGCTGTCCGTCAAGTCTCTGGTGACGCTGGTGCTCACCGGCGTGTTTGCCTGGATGGCAGTGAAAGGGACCATCAGCCAGGACTTCATGACCATCTATGCGGTCATCATCGCTTTCTACTTCGGCACCCAGAGCCAGAAGGTGCAGGATACTGTGGAGCAGGTGAGCGGCGATGCGTAAGCCCATCGGTGCGGCCGGGCTGCTGCTCATCAAGAACTTTGAGGGATGCCGCCTCAAGGCGTACAAGCCCGTGGCAACGGAGAAATACTGGACCATCGGCTGGGGCCACTACGGTCCGGACGTGAAGGAGGGCCAGACCATCACCCAGGCGGAAGCGGACGCCCTGCTGGTGGCTGACTGCCAGCGGTTCGCCGACGCAGTGGACGACCCCGCCAACTGCCCGCTGACGGCCCAGCTCAACGCCAACCAGCGGGACGCCCTCATTTCCTTTACGTTCAACTGCGGCGCCGGGTGTCTGCGGACGCTGTGCAAAGGCCGCAGCTTGCCCCAGATCTGCATGGCCATGTCCAGGTATAACCTATCCGGCGGCAAGCCCCTGGCGGGCCTCACACGCCGCCGGCTGGCCGAGCAGATGCTTTTCAACACACCCATCGAGGAGGACGATATGGACATCGACATCGAAAAACTCACAGACGAGCAGCTCATCCGCCTGGCGGAGAAGATGCAGGTGGCCCTTGCCAAGCGGCCCATCAGCGCCACGCTGGCGGCGGAAGTGGACGAGGCCGTGGCCCTGGGCATCACCGACGGCAGCGGCCCCAATAAGTTCTGCACCCGGGCCCAGTGCGCGGCCATGGTCAAGCGGGCGGTATCCGGGAAATAAGAGGGCCAGAGAGGATGGAGAAAGGAGTCCCAATGGACGCATCCACCAGGGCGGTGCGGGCAATGCTCCGCGGAATGGCCCCCGTCCGCTCCATCCCTTACATCCAGAGTTTTCAGCTCCCTCCGGAGGAGGAGCTGGTGCTGATCCAATGCGAATGCCGGCGGCGATCCGTCCAGGAAGTCGCGCTGGAGCACAGCATGAGCGTGGAGACTGTGAAGCGCCGCCGCAGATCGGCGCTGCGGAAGATCTCCGCCCTGACACAAATATGACGCGAAAGCGGCCCTTTGCGGGGCCGCTTTTTTTGTATGCTGATTACAGGAGGACGGGGAAGCGGTCCACGTCGCCGCTTCTGCCGTCCTCCAAATCAAATATAAGGACGTGTCGCTATGTTTAACTACGGTTTTCCCTCCTACGGAGGCGGCATGAATGCCATGGGGAATATGACCGCCCCGATGCCCGGCATCGGAATGCAGCCGCTTGGAAACCCTGGAATGCCACCGCAGATGCCCTCACAGGCGTCGCAGGCTCCGCAAGGGGTAAATTCACAGCCCGGTTACATCTGCCGTCCTGTGGCCTCCTACGACGAAGCAAAGGCCGTCCCGACCGATTATATGGGCAATGTCATTCTGATGCCGGATTTTGCCCACGGGATGATCTACGCCAAAGCACTGGACGCCAACACCGGGAATCCTATTTTCCAGCGCTTCCGCTTTTCGCCGGAGCAGCCGGACATGAGCATGGCAGGCGGATATGACCCACGGCCCGATCTGGACCGGGTGCGGCAGGATGTCGCCGCGCTGCGGGCGGAGCTGGACGAGCTGAGGGCAGCCCCTTCCAGGCGCCAGACAAAAGGCGGTGGATCTGAATGAACAACCCGATGAATCCCATGCAGATGCTGGGCGCCTTCATGGGCGGGCAGGGAAACGCGGGCGGCAATCCCATGATGATGCTGCTTCAGCTGCTGAATGCCAGCATCCAGGGCGGAGGCAATCCCATGCAGATCTTGCAGATGCTGGCCCGCCAAAGTCCACAGGTTAACCAGGGGCTGAATCTTGCCCGCGGAAAGAACAACCAGCAGCTCCGGACCTTCGCGGAAAACATGGCCCGCCAGCAAGGCACGACGGTGGAAGAGCTGGCCAAGCAGTACGGCCTGACGCTTCCGCCTAAATGACAGACACAGCCGGGGAGCGCGCCCCCGTTTGTGAATATTTGAAAGGAGATCATTTATGGACAATGACTTTGCGACTGGCTATGCGCTGGGCGCCGATGGCCGGGACGGCAATGCCGACGGCATGTGGGGCGGACAGTGGGTCTGGGCTTTCCTGATCATCGCTCTGCTGTTTCGCGGCGGCCTGTTCGGAGGCAACGGCTATGGCGACGCCAATGGTGCCCTGACCCGCTCCGACCTGTGTGAAGGCTTCAACTTCAACAATCTGGACAACGCTGTATGGGGTGTCCAGAACGGCCTGTGTGATGGCTTCTATGCCATGAACACCAGCCTGCTGAATGGCTTCCATGGCGTTGACAACGCCCTGTGCGGCCTGGGTAACAACCTGGGCAATCAGATCCAGCAGGCCCGGTTTGAGAACCAGCAGTGCTGCTGCGAGACCCAGCGCCTCATCGAGCGCGGCTTCTGCGACGTGATCAATGCCGGCAACCAGAACACCCAGCGGATTATCGATAAGATGACCTGCAACGAGCTGCAGACCCTCCGCGACCAGCTCCAGACTGCCAATTTCCAGCTGTCCCAGCAGGCACAGAGCGCCAACCTTATTGCCACGCTGCGTCCCACGCCCATCCCCAGCTATCTGACCTGCTCTCCTTATGAGAGTTCC